GTCATAGCCATCCTGTTCGTAATTTTGATCAGTCATGTTTTGACTCCTCTATTATTTAAGCAACGAGAGGAAATTCTTAAACTCACGAGTTTGCGTTTCTTGCAATCTCGATCGCGGAGCTTTCTTAATTTCAGTCTCAATCTTTTCAATGTCTCGAGCTTCTATCACACCATTGTTCCATATCCAGTCGACCCCCTCCATAATGCCATTAACGAAAGCTTCTGGGGCGGATGGATCTTGAACAATGTCAACCGTTGCTAACATAAAATCTTCTTTTACATAGTTGGTTCCATTACGATTCTCTAGACTTCCCATACCACGAGTTGATACACCTAGTTGAACGCCACCATCGAGTAAACCTTTAACGATCTGCCCCATCGGAGTGTCTAATATAAGTGCCTTACCCATCACGTTATTACCGTCCCAATTTAGTTCGGTAATGCGATGGGATACTTTGTCTAAGTTTACAGTGGGACCATCTGGATGGTTCAATTCACCGACTGCTCTCTTAGGAATTATTTGTTCCTTATTATACTTTGCTACTGCTTTTTCCATAACCGGTCTTGGATAAATCCTACCATTACGGTTCTTGCTTTCAGCTTGCGCAAAAATACCTTTAATCACATGATTTTTTCCACCGGCTTCGGTAGCTTCTGTCATATAAGATATTTCTTGATCTTGGTATTCTGCAATTAATTTCATTTTTATCCTCCAAGATATCCAACTGGCACTAATTTAACTGTTGTTGCTGCCGCGAATATTTTCTCGTCAGAATTTTTATATAAGTAAATTACTTCTTTTGGTCCAATAGTAGCAGTTCCAATAGTAACACCCGCTGCTGTACAACGTGTTACTAAAAGACTAGCAGTATGGCTATTGAATACCCTTACACATTTTGCGCTGGAAAGATTGGTTGCAGCTCCATGCGTAATAGCCGCATTTACTTCTGAACCCATGAGTGTAACCATTGTCATATTATCTTCCTTTATACTGCTTAATGAATTCTTTAGCCATTGCCATAGCTTCTTTTTCATTTGGATATGTGTCTAATTCATCGCCGTCAATCATTGTTTTAAATTTATTATGTGCAAGTTTATGAATGACTACATTTTTGCGGTCAATCTTTACTTTTTTAACAATTGTAGATCCAAGTAAAAGTTTACCTTTTAGATCTTTAAATGTCTGCATCTACTGTTTCCTGTTCGTTCCCATACATACTTGAAGCTATATTAACTCTAGATTGCTCAATTGCATCATTTAATCTATCATTTAATGATGAAGAAAATATATCTGCAGCCGAACTATAATCCTCTTCACCAATAGCATTTACCATATCTAATATTGGATTTTGTTCTTCTTCTGTTTCATCAATATCCATATCTTCTTCTGCTGTAGTTTCAATTTCATCATCAATTTCAAGTTCGGGATCCATGTTATTCTCCAATTGCTTTAGTTATATTTATACTTTTTAATCTTTGAGTTATCATTTTATTTAGATTGTTTACGCGCAGCAACTACATTTTGACCTTGAGGCGGTGCCTGTGGCTGCTGTTGAGCCATTTGATTTGGATCTTCTTGTGGCATCTGCTGGTTAGGATCCATCTCTGGCTGCTGTTGAGCCATTTGATTTGCATTTTCTTCGTTTTCTTTTTCTACTTCGTCCTCTAAGTCTTTCATTTCTTCTTCACTTAATTTAAGAACTTTTTTCATAATCCAATCTTTAGTGAAATAGTCTCCAACATATGGGTTAACCATGTCAAGTGTACCAAGTCTTTCTTTTAGAATTTCTGTCTCTTTTAATTCGGCAAAATGATTATCTTTATTATAATCAATTTTAATATCTCTTTCCCACTTAGACCAATCAGCTTCAGTTATAACTTTCTTAAGTACAAGCTGTTTAGCAAGAATTCGAAGAAACAATTGAGAAAACCTATTGCGAAGTCTATCAATAAACTTTTGAAATTTTACTTCGTCTCTACTGATTTCAGTTGATCGTCCTAATGAAAACTGACTTTCTTGTTCTAACCGTGCGATTGGAACATTAAGAGACTTATATAAACGTTTTTGAAAGTAAATGATGTCATCAATCTGTCCTAGGTTATCGCCACCTGGAAGACTTGAAATCTCAGTACTTCTATTACCTTCTCGGCGTGGTAACCAAAAATCCTCAAGCATTGACATATGTTTACGATCATCTCGTAAGTCACCTGTATTAGCATCGTATACTAGTTTATTACGATATTTAGCCATAATATTTTTCATGTATTCTTCGGCTTTACCCTTCGGAAGGTTGCCAACATCAATATAAAAAATTCTTCTCTCCGGTGCTCGAGCTAGTCTATAAATGACAAGCGAGTCTTCCATCATTCTTAATTGATTAACTGGCTTAATAGCCTTTTGTAAATGCGAAAGAACCTTCTTTCTTTGATGATCAAGTAATCCTGAAGTAAGATAACTAATAGAATCTTCAGTAAATTTTACTGCCTGTTTATGCTGTCCTCCAGGAGCTTCTTGATATACATAATATTCTTTTACATTTTCAATAATATCAGCATTTGTTAGCTGATCTTTTTTCTTCTTAATCTCTTTTACTTTACGCATTTTTGGAGCATCAATAAATCGAATATCTTGAATACCGACTTTTTCATTACTTGGATCTACCACTAAGTGATGATAAATTTTTCCATCAATATACCATCTTCGGAAGATATCATGGCCATCTTCTGCAAAATTTAACATTCTTAAAATATTAGAAAATTCTTCTGTAATCTCGTTTTTAATTTTCCCACTAGCTTCAATATCATCTAATACAAGACTAACACCTGGTGTCTCATCGTCAATAACGATTGATTCATTAACAATATCTTCAATAGCTGCATCACATTCTGGATGCTCAGAAACTCCACGATATTTCATTATTAATTGATAATTATCTTTGGCTCCAGTTCCATCAATATCAACATACTGACCATAATGTCCAGCCCCTGACGCAGTTACGTAACCTGCACCGTCATCATCTTTTGCGGTGACAACTGATTTAAGCTTTTCATCTTTATCTTTCGATCCAGCTCTTTTGATTTCAAAACCAAAAAGCTTTATCGTGTTATTATTGTCTGCCATAATTAATCCTTTAATAACTATAGTAAGGGGGGATCAATTCCCCCCTGTACCCTTTCAATTAGTACTATTTATTACTCAATTAAGAAGTAACTTTTGCACCACTAGCTTCTCCGCCAGAGAAACTCTCCCAGTAATCAATCCTAAAATCAACTGAAAACTCTTCGATTTGATCATTAGTTGCATAAGAAAGCTGAATAGCTGAAACGTTAGTTGGGAAACAACCTCTAAATTTATAAGTATAAAGTATTGTTTCATTCTTATCTAATTGATCTACTGTAAGATCAGCAGTATAATCTAATGGAGAAGTTACACCAGTGTTTGACTGGTGCGCATTCATGGAGTTCATCCAAGTTTCCATACTACGTCTTACTTCAAAGTTAGTATCGTTGATTACGTTAACGCTCCAAGGATCAAATGTTCTGTCACCAGCCATAAACGTTTGTCTACCTCTGTACGGAATTAAAACCGTCGCCATGGTTGATGCCGGTAGTTGTCCGGCATTACACATAAACGATGTTAGTTCAACATCACCAGTCATGATTCTTGGATAAGCGAGAGTGATTTTAAACAGATTCGGGCGAGCGCCTCCACCTGCTAATTTTGCTTTAAATTGGTCTACACCTAAAATTGCCATTTTATTCTCCTATCCCCTTATGTAGCCTGACCAACAACTTCTTCAAACGAAACGCCCGTGCGAACTGCAACGAAGTTAAGAGTGATGAAGTTAATGGACCGTGCTGGTTTAATAAAGAGACTTGCTACAAATTGATTTGTATCAATAATCGATGGGGTGTTATTAGTTTCGTCGGCAACTAGCCTAAAATCTGTAATACCTCTTCGACCCTTTATATCTCTCAAAAGTGGTTCAACAATATTTACGAATTCTGCCCTCGTAAATTCATCATTGAATTCGAACAGAATATTTTTAGCAGCTTCTGCAATGGCTCTTTCGATAACCAAGAAGAGTCTACGAACATTAATTCTGTCAAATGCTGATGGCCTGTCTAAGTGTGTTTTATCACCAAATAACAGAATCCCATTTCCTGGTATATTAGTAACCGGGTTAATACCAGCTCTATAAAGCTGATCTCTTTGAGATTTGTTTGGTGAATAAGCTAGTCCAGTTACGCCAAAATATTGACCCCTTCGAGTACCGGCTGGTGACACCCAAGGAGCAAAATTGTTATCAGTAGCTGCGCATAAGCCAGCAGTAGATGAAGCCGCTGGAATAAAGATATATTTATCGTTATATTTGTCATATACTTTCAAGAAGTTGTTATCTACAGATAGATATGAACTTCGTGTAAAGTTAGCAACTCCGGTAAGAATATTAGCATTTGCTGTTGCTGGGCTATTAACAACCGCAGATCTATTTGGAGATGCAAATACCATACAATCTTTTCTAGTCGATCCAGCAATAGTAACTAAATGATTGACTAAAGTCGTATGATCAGTAGAACTATTTAGACTTGGTGCGATAAGAAAATCGATTAAATACTGAGCAGTATCTTCAACCGTATTATATCCATTTATCCAGTCATCAGTTCCAGGAATACCAGAGTTAGCTCCACCAGTTAAGTTAGTTGTAATCTTTGCTGCTAGTTTCATATTTGATGTTGAAGTAGCTGCAGCACCAGCACCAGTACCAAATCCAGATGCAAAGTTTATCATTTTAATATACTGTGATCTTTGATTAATAACATCTACAATATAGTTATTAGTTCCATCAGCATTTTGAGCACCTTTAGCTTGTGAAACATATGGATATGTTTCTAGAACTGTATTTTTAGTTCCGCTAAGCTCTCCGGTTGTATCTTTAACAATTACATGAACTTCATCATTTGTACCACCAATACTAGCGGTATGCGCTGATGTACCTGGTCCGGTATCAAAATTATTTTTATATGCCCAAGCATCAAAATCTAAGTGATATCCTACAGTAGCGGGAGTATTTTGATTTGATCCAACTACTTCTATTGATATACTATTGCCCAAGGCACCCGGATATTTAGCTATAAATGTATGAGTATCAGAATCTAGAGCACCCTCTGTGGCTTCAAATTCTGCTTGATTTTCAACTGTTGGTGCTGTTCTAGTCCCGCCAGTTTCAAACGCGTTTTTGCCTGTATCTGAGTCCATAGCTCTTATGACCAGAAGATCATTAGAGTATCTCAAATAATAAGCGGCACTATGAAAGTCGACTGTAGTTGTGTCATCTGGTGTTCCAAATGTGGCTACTAGTGTTCCTTCATTGTTTACGAGAATCGGTTCGTTACATGGACCCCAACGAAAATCGCCCACAATAACACCTGTAGAAGTAGGTACGTTGGGTACGCCATTTGTTAAGTCAATTTCTCTTGTAACTACTGCCGGAGACTCTGATGGTGTGTATATTGCCATGTCGTTTCCTTTTCCAATCTAATAGAAATTATAAGTTTCATAATACGGTTATGTTCAATTAGTTATATTTATATACATTTGATTTTAGAAGCCTACCACTTATTACCCCATTCTTCAATTTGAATGCCTCGATCTAACGGATCTAGTGCCCAAGGTGTATCAGCTGGAGTTGTTATAGGAGCTGGTCCTAATCCATCGTCGACGAATCCCCAATCCAAAACATCATCTTCTATTTCTTTCATTCTCTGTTGAAACATAAGATCTCGTATACTAATATCAGTTAATTCACCAAATGCACTAGTACCGGCAAAATATCCAAACATAATTAAATTCATAACAATATCATCATGATTACCATCTGATGCTTCATACGATTGGC